CTTGTTATTGTTATGTAGTTGTTTCCAGTAATCGTGTTTTCCGTGGATACTACAGCGGAACCTATATATGGAGTTATTTCATCTACCCTGTCTCCATCCAATGTAAGATAGCCTAAAGTACCCCCTGCTATTTCTACGTTGAGCCTATTATATAATTCTATAGTTTTATATGGATTATATTTTGCTACAGAAATTTGGTGTTCCTGAGTGTAATAATCTGGACTTGGACTATATGTTTTATTGTTAACTGGATTACCCGCTAAACTAATATTAATCTTGCGAGGTTGATTTCTATTATCCGTCCAGAACAATAAGTTTTCAACTAGGTTTATACCTATTATCCTATTTGTTTTTGAAAAGTTTAAAAAATTTCCTTGCACTAACCTTGTATAAGCCCCTGTAATATTATTATAAGAGTAAATATAATGGAGGGATCCCAAGGGAGCACTAGTTATATTTTGAGGGGAAGGATCCGTGTAATCTGTTAAAAATACAAATATCTCATCAGTTGAATTATTAGCTTTTATGCCTATAATGGTTAACCCATTACCTATATCCGTACCAGTGACTAAATTATTGCCAATGATATTTTCTAGGGCACCTACGTCGTTATCCTCGGATCTGCCTACAGATATATTACGAGCGTCTCTATATTCACCGTTAGGTAATATTCTATCATCAAGATCTTTGTTCATCTTGGATTTTAGAAATGTATTTTTAATTTCTTGAGCCATTTAATTACGATTTAATCCATTTAGATTTACCTCTCATTACCTGTACTATCTCTGATAGCTTAATATTAGATAACCTTATCTTAGCGTTCCTTAGTTTAGCAGATCTGTCTTTTTTTAGTCTTTGTATTACATACTCAGGTTGGTTAATTCTACCCGCTAGTATAGAGTACACTATGTGCGCATACAGGGCGTCCTCCGCCATTTTTGGTATTTTTGAATCCAGTTCATAAGCTAAACCATCTGAAATATACTCAAGCACTATTAAATGATCTTTTAAATTAGAAGAAAAAGATATAACCCCATCTCGTTCGTTCATATTAAACCACCCATTGCTTTGGGAATACTGTGGATTGTTGCCATACCTTTGCCCCAGGAAAGGATTGCCAGTTAGCCACCCGTTGTAAGCTAAATAATCATTAGTTGTTATGTTGCCGCTTAATAAATTGTCATTAGCCACGCTCCATCTTTCATTAGTTATAGAGGAACCTTCTAAATTATCTGCAAAGTTATCTTGTGTTGGATTTCCTTGAGCGTCTTGTATAGGTACTTCGTAAGGACTAATAGTCAAATTATTCGCAGGGTATATAGGGTGTTTAACACCAGCGGCATCTATATATGAAATAGCTACGTAATTAACATAATCTTGGGGGATTATGGCACTAAGACTAGGAGGTACAGTTAGCTCCTGAGACTTTATACTTTTGAGTGTATCATAACTAAATTCTTGTAAACCTCTTTTTGCATGAAATATAACATCAGTTCTTTTTACGTCGGGTATTAATTTGTATTCGCCCACGTAGATAGCCATAAACCCATCTATTACATCATTTAGAGATGTATATCCGTAACTACCATAGTTTTGTTCTACGGTATCGCCATAAGCATCCTGATCGCCAAAACCACCCCCACTTATAATTTTTAGCTGAACGGCCACATAGTAATTAGCAGGGACGGGAGTTGTTGTTGTAATTACATTATTTATAACCGTGTAGGGTAATATATATTCTATGTAGGTACCAGGCAGCCCCGTTGCGCTTGTATATAGTTTAAAATTATTTAGAGTATAATTTACATTATATGGGTCATATGAGCCAAATATTAATTCAGTATTAAATGTAGTAGTGAATATGCCACTCCCATCTGAAATAAAACGCTGAGCTCCAGCATAATATTGCTCGTTAGTTTCGGTTATTAAACCACCATTAGGTATAGGCATAGTTTATAGTGTTTCGCGTTGGGTTTGTTGTTGCACTTGTTGTGCTGCTATGTTTACTATTTGGGGATCCCTAACAACCACTCCTGAATAAAGTAATATTTTCAGTATAATATTTGCTTGCTCGGTTTTTGATAATTCAAAATCAACAGAATTTATAGGGCTATATTGATAGTAATTTTGTCCAATAGGTATAGTGAAGTTCCAAATAACATCCATAGGTTTCCTTAAATAACTAACAGTTATTCCGGATGTTATAGTTTGTGGATATAAGTATAATTTTTTATCCTCATATAAATATATTGGATATGTAGTTGTAGGAGCAACTAATGGAGAAGAATTTAAGTATAATAACTCATTGCGCTGCGACAGCTGCACTTCTTTTGAATTATTATATATAACTGTACCTAGTCTGTAAAAGTCCTCTGGGGTTGCCGTAACGACTATAGCGGCCCCATTAGCTGGGATAGTAATAAATATTATGTTAGCTCCACTTATTGTATAAGCTGTAGTTGATACCCCGTTTATAGTTACTGCTATTACTCCGCTAGCTAATTGAGATGCTGTTATAGTTGTAAAAGGGAATGATATAGACGTGCCGTTCCCCGTAAGTGTTTGAGTGGCTGCGCCTACTCCTGATATTGCAGGTAAAGTAAAAAATCCCCCACCTGGAACGTAAGTAGCATTGCCATATGTTTTAAATATAGATATATCATGATCCAGGTTTTTAACCCGATCACTATATTCTGTATTATTATCCGGCCTACGTATTTGTTGATTTAAAGCCTCAAAATAGTCCTCAAAAATTTCAAGTTGCACTTGTGTTGCAACTTTATTAAATTCGTCTGGGGAAAGATTACCTCTTTGTTCTTTATTAAGAATAAGTAACACCGTTTTATAAACTATATCTACATTTACTGCCATAATTATTTTTATTACTTATAGTACTCAGGCAATTTCATAAGCGGCTGGGCTACTATAATTAGTGACTTAGTTAAGCCTTTTTTGCATTTACTTAAATATTAGCCGACTACATTACACAGCCGGCTAAAATTAATTTACAATCTATAATATAATTACGTGTTTTTTTAAAAAACTACTAATTAAACTTCTTTTCTATAGATCTAAATACTTCAACCCCTTCATCTGTCTTAAAGTACGCTGCCATAGCTGAATATGGATTTTCATCAAAAGGTACGGACATTAACTTTCTGCCATTAGAAGTCCAAGAAAAAGTACGTTGATCCTGAGACAAAGATATTATATTTGCCTCTGTTGCTTTTATAGCAGTATTTCTAAGCCCAACATTCTCGTCTTGAGCAAGACTCAAGAATAATTTAGGGTTGTTCTTAGCAAATAATCTTATATCTCTTTTTATTTCTTTTGAAGATAATTTATTTACACCAGATCCAATCTCTACCCTTAGAATAGCCTCCGCCTCATCAATGTCTATGTCCCTAGCAAATACCGCTGCATCAGTTTCTAAGTCTAACATTTCTAGATCATCAAAAGCCTCAGCAACCGGGTCATACTCCTGGTATATTTTCCCTTTTAAAGGATGGTATAATGAAAGTAATTTTTGTAAGTTTTGTTTATTTTTAGGGGCCCTTAGGTTTCCATTCATAAATTGTATATGCCCCATAGTAGCCTCGCCCTCCTGTTCATCTTTAAAAGGTGAGTCATGGTTTGTAGCATATCTAATTTCTTTTTGTTTACCGGTCTTTTCATCAAAATACAGTAGAGCATGTTTTTGTGTATGCTTCCCAGGTATTGTTAATGTAAGAGGGGTATCTCTACCTGTTAAATAGTATAATCTATCTTTGATTTCCCATTCAGGTTTTACTGGTTCTGTAGGTTTTACAGCTTTCCAATCTTTTGTTGTTTCAGTTGGTTCAACTGATGTTACAACTTCATCTATAGATTCTTCCAAATCCATTTGTTTTGCAACCGCTTTTTTGGGTTGTACTTTTTTATTTGTCATAATATAATATAATTTAATAGTTTTAAAGAGTAATGATTACCCCCGTTATTGCAACGAGGGTAACTATTACATTAATTGGTATTTATTAGACTCCTCTAAATAATACAAAGTTATTAGCAGCTTGAGTAACCAAACATCTTTCAGAAAGGAAGTTTACTTCCATTGCATCAAGAGTTGAGTTACTAGCCCCACCTACAGATCCTGTTAACCAAGATTTCATTCTACGATCATCAGTTTGAGACGCTCTGTATCGAACGTGCAAAAATGGACGTCTGATATTGGTACCCAATATTTGATCATAAACAGTAGACGTACCAGCAGGTACTAATACTCCTTCGATTGAATTAATTCCATCAATAGCTCCACGAGTGGATGCGTCATTTAAGTATTTCCAGTCAGTCTTGTAGAAATCATAAGAACCTCTGCGAAACCCACTAAACCCTAAGTTTAATGCCATTTCAGAAGAGTTTTCAAACAACCCATAAGCAACTCCACCGGCAACTCCACTAGAAAGGCCAGCTAACATATCATCAAAGTCTAAAGAGGTTTGACGTTGTAGGAATAACATATTTTCTTCAATAGCTCCTTGAGTGTCAAGATTTTTAAGTATTGCGTCAAATTCAGTTAAACCTCCAGCGGCTGTAAATCCTGTTTCAACATTACCACGAGCTTGGATAGCAGCAAATAAACCTTGCGTTCCAGGCTGAGTTAATGGGTTTAAAGCAGATACATTTAATTCACCTTCCACCATAGCCATTTCTAAATAGTCTTCAAAACGTAAACGAGTTTCAGATTCTGCTTTCAAATACCAAAGGTATCCATCAGTACCGTCCTCAGTAGATACATTCACCCAACCAATCTGAGCAGTATCCGAACCAGATACAACATATTGGTCTCTTATAATAATAGGTGAATTAGAATACTGTGTTAATACAGGATTAATGCTATTTCTTGTAGCTGAATTACCTGCGCCACCGGCCGCTAATGTAGTTCCTTTAGAATAATCGGAACCATAAACAAATACTTTAATACCATCAGCAGAAAAGCCTTGAGTAGTTAAAGTTGTTCCTGCAAAAGGCTGAATAGTGATGGTACCTGCTGCTCCAAGTGTTGAAGCGGTAACAATACCTTTAGCTTCTAAACCTGTTACAGGGTCTAAAACAACCACGGTGTCGTTTACAGATATTACATTACTAACTCCTGCAACTGCTCCTGGATTAAGAGTAATAACAGATAGTGTTCCAGCTCCGTTTGCTTGGTCTGCGTTAGCATAAGAAACGTGTAATCTATTTTGTTCAGACCAAATAACTTGATCTGATGTCATTGGCATTTCAGCTCCAACCATCTTTAAGAATCCGGATAACGTACGATTACCGTAACGCTCTACCTCTGCTTCATAGATTTCTGGTAAATACTGCTGAGCAAAGTCAGCGAAATTGTCAGGAACTCCGCCACCAGCGCCATTATTGTTCCATTGTAAATAATTTGTCGCAAGTAATTGCGGTGTTTGTGTTGGGACTAAACTCCCGAATTGTGGTAATACTGCCATAATTGTTATTTGTTAAATTTTTTAATCTTTAATTTTGACGAGTCCGCCCCAGAAACTGATTTTACTTTATATGCTCCGAACATAGTACCTTCAATGGGTGCTGCTTTCCTAACAATGCCCGATGTGTTATTAGATTTGTTTACAACATCTCTAATTGCATCCGCTTTTCCTTGCTCGTAAAAGTGACTAGCAACTTTGTCCGCATTAAATCCTGCATATAACGCTTTGTGATACCCTGCGGTATCTGTTATCGTTCCATCATCCCCAAGAAACTTTCCTATGAAATTTGCGATGTCCGATTGTTTTTCTGCAACCTGGGAAGCATTTGGTACGCTATATCTAAATTTTTTTTCACCTAATGTAAAATCGAAACCTTCGAAATTTTCATTAAATAGTTGATTAGTTTTAGCTTTAAATGTTTCGTGGTTTGCCGTGTTTCTATTCTGGTCCTCTTTGTGTCGGTTAAAAAAGTCTGATGCTTTTTGTTGGTCCTCGGAAAGTGATGATGCCCTCAACTTGATGTTATCATAATATCTTTTCTTTGTCTCTTCCAAAAATATTTTAGCTTTTGAAACCTCTTCTTTATATGCGAGTTTTTTTCTGCGGATCTCTCGCTCCTCATCTATATCATCATCAAAAGCAAAAGTGTCCTCAAGTAGGAAATCTATTTCTTCTGCACTTAAATGTGGTTTTGTGGTTTTATAATATTCTTTTACTAATACATCTCTATCTATATTGTCGTAATCAACGCTTAGCCGAACATAGTCTTGTATAGTCCCATTTGTTTCATTCATAAAGCTAACCAGCTTTTCAATGTTTTCAGGTAACTCGCTTTTAAATGGGGGCAACTCTTTTGCACTATCACTTATTCCTTTTTCTAAACTTTGACTAACCTCCTCTTTTTCATCCACCACTTCTCCTGTAATTTCTTTAACTGTTGATACAGGTATCTCCTCTCTAATCCCGTTTGTGTCCTGAGTTTGCGCATTTCCATCTACACCGGTTGCACTTTGCTCTTGGGCACTATTTGTTTCTTCTTTAGGTATTATTACTTTAGTTATGTTACTGGGGATATCTATTAACGGCTCTTTATTTCTAGCCGCTATCTGTTCTTCTGTTAATTTTGGTTTGGAAGTAATCTTAAATGATCCTTCAGTTTTTGTGTTTTGTTCGGTTTTCATGATATAATATTATATAATTATTAAATACTTATTTATTGCGGGCTAAAGGAAGACATATCAAATCCCTCCATACCCATATTCCCTTGCTCCTCAAAGTTTTTTGGTGGCAAATTATTTTGCTTTTGATTCACAATTTCACTTTGTTGGGTACCCCTCATTTTTTCCCGACTATCTTTGCGATCTTCACTGGTTGTTATTTTTTCATTGGTGGCTTTATCGGAAAGGCCTTTTAGCTGCATATTATATTGGAATTCTAAAGCCATTAATTCTTTCTTAATTAAAGACTCCGCTTGCATTATTTGTATTTCAAAACCAGCTTTAGCTTGTTCTATAGAAACTTTTTCAGCCGTTAAGGCTTGCTGCTTTTGTACCTCTGCCATTGCTGCGGCTTCTGACGCTTGAGCATTAGCTTGTCCTTGGGCAGCTATATTTTGTTGCACCATCTTTTCTTCCCTAGCTTGCTTCTTTTTGCGCTTTAGTTTAAGGAATTGGTTGGCAAGTTTTAAATTATTTATTTGGTTTATATCAATAGCATCTTCTATATCAATTTCTTTTGTCTGTAAAGCTATTTGTATATTCTTCTGTAACTCAGCTCTTTCTTCATCATCAGGAGCCATTTCAAAAAATATACCAAAGTCATGCAAATTAAGTTTTTCCACTTCCGCTAGAGTTTCTACATTAAAAGTGGATATGCTATTTATTAAGGAATTTTTAGTTAATGGGAAATTTAAAACATCGGCTATCCGCAGCGATATGTTTTCACAAGTGCTTAAGGCTAAAAATATACTCGCATCCTGTATGTGCTTTGTAGCCGTATTAGAAGCATTAGCCGCCATTTTTTGTAACCCCACTAAGGCATTAGCATCTGGCATGGAGCCATCCCGCGCTTCGTTTAATCCTGTTACATCTCTAATCATTTGCATATTATAATTATATGCGTTTATTAGTGATTGTATTTTGCTTATACCACTGGAAGAAGATAGTTCTTGGATAGGCATTTTTGCTCTATTCATATCACCCTCTTGAGTCATAGATCTACCTACAACAGAACCTGTTTGAAAGTACATATTTAATGCTTCCGCTGGGTTGTAATTTGTACCATTCCCTAAATCAACCTCCGCGAGTCCATCTATATCTAAAAATATACCATCGGGTACCATTCTGGATAGTACTTGTTGCATTTTTAAATGGGTTAACTGTATAACATCAGCAAACCCAATACACTTGCTTACAAGTGATTGTATCACCCCCTTGTACATCCTAGGGGCACATATTGAGTAACTCATTTCTACACGGGTTGTATCCGCTAGGGGTCTACTCATATTTTCAGCTAATTCCCACTTAAGCATAATATCAGAGCCTATGATTTTAGCTCCTTCATATAAAACCTCAATTGAGCGACTTACGCGTTCAAAATTGTCATTTTTAGGCGGATCAAATATACTTGTTTTTTCAATGGCTTTTTCTAACCCATTTTCGGTTCTTTTTATTTTAAAAACCTGGTCTACATATGTTTTATATTCAAAATACAATACTTGTACTGTGTTATAATCATAGTTTTCAAAACCCCTTATAAGTCTCCTGTTACCTGGTGATTTTTGGATCATTTCTAATTCCTCCTTAGAAATATGAGGGAATTCTTTTTTAAGCTCTGGTATTGTTATGGATTTAACCTCGCCAACATAATATATATCCCCAAAGTTAGGGTCTTCGGTATAAGACCATACACAATAAGCAGGATCGGTATAGTCAACAACTATACCCTCTGCTGTATTAAAAGATGTTTTTGTTATCCCAATACCTATGTTTACTAAATCCTGTACATACCTAGCTTTAGTCAATTCAAACTCGTTGGTGTCTAGCACCGTGGATATAGCCTCTTCCTCCGCAATTTCAACCGCCTGCTTATATGATAGTTGCATATGTAGATCAAACTCTTCTGTGTTCTCAGGTAAGTTTCCCGCTTCCATCCCTGATCTACTAAAGTTAATAGGTAATATTGATGAAGCAGCGGCCTGTAAATCTTTGGTATTCATGTCAAACTTAAGATTATTTGCATAATCAGTTCTTTTCTTTAAAGATTCAGGGTCTTGAGCATATGCTTTTATATCATATTGTTTCATCATAATACCATTAGCTACTATGTCTGAAACCTTTGAAAGGACCGGGACTGGTTTCCAATCTAAATTAAGATAGGACAAATCTCCATTAATGGCTAATTCATCCTTGTATTTTTGCACACTTTGTTCTCCGCGGGCATACAATCTTAAGTTGTGGAAATTATTCCAATTAGAAGCGTATCTATTAGAACCACCGCCTCCGTAATTAAACCACTCCTGCTCAATAGCTCTTGAAACCTGCAGGCCATATTCCGTAGTTGCTTTTTCTTCTTCGCTTACAACTTGATTTGGAAAAGGACTATTAGTATTTGTACTTATGTTCATTTATTGCATTATTTTTGAAGTAGTTCCGTCGTTATTGTATTTTTTAAATCCCAAAGAATAACTTTTAACGGTTACTAATCCTTGGGGGCTATATCTGTGCTTATTGCACGCCATTAAAGCTAAACCGGAGCTAATGGAAGCATCATGTTTTGTTCTATCATTTATATCAAACTTTACCCAATCTTCCAATGTTCTTTGTAAATATACATCCCCATAGCCGTCTTTAGTCTCCCCTACAAAATCTTCTATATAAGTTTCTATTGCGGAAGCATGCGCTTGTTTTATATCTTCACTAGAGTTTGGTATACCCCCTGTTTCACGCTCAAAGGAGGATAACTTATTATATGGTTTATCAGGCCTGTTTATACTAAACCCTCTATACCCCCTGCGCTTTAGATAATATAGAAGCCTAGGCTTATTATTTTCACACAATATCGGCATACCATAAAATACAATTGCCATAAGCACATCCTCAAAAAACATTTCAGCCGTGGAAGGGCGGGCTATGTATTCTAAAAAAAAGTGGTTAGGTGGAACATCTTCTATAGAAAATTTAGTTAATCCATGGAGAGCTCCGTTAGAACCTCCACCACCTATCACTCCACTAATATCATAGCTGTCACATCCAAAAGCCCCAATATGCTCATTACCGGGGTGCTTAACACCGTTCTTTATTATTACGTTGTTTTGTATATCTTGATCCGGCACCCAGGTTATATAAAATCTACCCGCTTTATTTGGATAGAATATTACTCTAGTATCTTTTATACCATTTTCCCATTGGAAGTTGCCGCAAGTAACCATTGTACTATTTTTTAACTCCTCGTTGTAATCTATCTGTTGATATATTTTTGTTAAATTAAATATAGATTGTTTAGACTCATCTCTGAATGCGTGTTGCTCTGTTCTTGGATACTGTCTATAATATTCGTTTACCGCGTCAGGATCATCTTTTAGGCCATCTGCTTCGTTCTGCCAGTGGTCTATAACACTTTCCTCTATAATATCCCCACCGGGGCCGTATATGTCTTTTTCAGGTTTGTCAAAAACTGGCCACCCATACTCATCAATAAAGCCTTCATAGTTCCATTCCATTGGTATGAAGAGCTTGTATAAACCGCTTTTGGTTTGCCCATTTTTATTTCTTGCGGAAACATCTGAATCACTATATAACTTTTTAAAGTTTTTACCTCCTTTATCCAAAGCATTTGATGTAGATCCCATCATACATTTTCCAACCACTCTACTACCTAGCCTTAAACAGGTTTTTGTAACTCGCCAGTTGTTTAATATATTTGTAGGTTTCTCCCATTTCCCGCTTTCATCGTGTACTAATAACTTTAACTTCTCTCCATCATAACTATTATCCCCTGTGTTTTTCCAGTCAATTGTAGTATCTATACCATCTATATCTTCTACCGCTCTATTGTCCTCTAGTTTCCTTCTAGTAAACTTTGAAGCAGGCACTCTGTATGCTAATTCTGTTTTAGGGCGATCCATACCATCCTGGATCGGACGGAAGAAAAATGGATAGTTAACAGATATAGGTACTACTTTGTCTGTAAACATTTTTTTAGCATCTCCTCCTGACTTAGATAATATGCCATATCTTGAGTCTCTTGATATTGTAGCGAGGTTAACTACTTCTCCTGATGCCATAAATGAAAATCCAGACCTTCTGTTTTTAAGGTAACACATACCATAACATCTAGAGTCCGCCTTGCAAGCCTCCCAAAAAATAAAAAACAACCTATTTGATTCTCTAAAATCAGCGGCCCCTACATCAATCTTAGACCATTGCAGGTACATATAATGAGATCCTGTAATATATGTTTCTTTACTATTATTCATAAAAGCAAAACCATTCTCTCTACGATCAAATTCCTCGTTAATGTATGGATGCCATTTTTGTTGGAAACTGCTTGGGTATTTCACCCAGTCGGCTTCACTTTTGATTTTGTTTAATTCTTTAGGGTATTCTTGTTGATGCCATTTGCTATTACCAAGATCGGGTACATTTTGTAAATACGGCAATGCAATATGAACGCCCCCAATAAGATATATATCCCCTATTTTTCCTGTTTTACTTATGACTACTAGATCGTATTCTTTATTGTAGCCATACTGCCATTTAGCATATCTGTTATTTTTTTTTACTGCTTGAGGCTTTATATAGTCTTTGACTATTCTATATAGTTCTTGTGAATATGCCATTATTTAGACCTTCCTTCCGCAAACCCTTTAAATGAGGGTTTTGTATAATCACCCACGGATTCTGCAATTATATTTTCTTCTTCTTGTATTTTATTAAGAATATCAAACGCGTCAAATATACACAACTTTTTAGTAGCGGCAGCATTTTTAAGTCTGTCAGCTGATAAATCTTCACCTGAGTCAACGATCTTTTCTTGTGCTACCTTTACTAATTCCTTAATTGCTTCTAGCCCAGCTGCTATTATACTCTTCTTCATTTCTGTTGAGTCCATACTTTATAACAATATCATTTGATTTCATACAATACATAATCTGATTATCTATAACAAATTCCCATTCACTATTTGGAGTAAACCCTACTATGTCCCCTGGATTGATTCCAGACTCTTCTAATGAGCTATTACCTATTTTTAGTATACCAATAAGACTAGCTGTTTTTTGGCTGCTTAAAGGGTCCTTATTTTTAACAGGTGCCACAAAGCATCTGTCCCCGAAAGACCTCCAATCGTGTTTGTCTTTATATAAATATATTTGGTCTATGCTGCATAAAAAAAGATTTTCCCCAAGGAACGATCTACTATTTTTTTTAATGCCTTTCATATCATAGAACGCCCTAAATACATTATGATGGATTACAATTAAATCCCCTTTTTTTATAGGGGTTGCAAATGCGGCAGGTGTTGCCACTACTTCCGCTACATTATTAACGTGCTTAAAGCTTTCTATGGAGCTGTTTGTTATAAGAGTTTTTTCCCCTATGACTACCTCATTATCATATCTTTTGCCTACAGGCCTTATGATAAAATCGTATACACTGTTCATTAATATTCCAGATCATACTCGACGGATATAGCCATGTTAGAATTAAATTTCTTCCATGGCATTACCTCATCTTCTTTTTTTATAAATATATTATAAGAATTATCAGATTCTTCAAATATTATATGGGATATTTCGTGACCGCCATAAACTGTCTGCTTAACAGAGTAGTGCATTGCTTCGTTCTTGTAATCGGACCCGATACTAATTTTTCTTATAATAGTACTCATAACATTAAGCTTTCTCTATAGCTTCTACAGGCTCATAGCTCCCATCAGATAAATTGATGTTTATGGGCCCATACGCTTCCTCTAAAGCTTTTTTAGCTTCTTGCATATCATTCTCAAGCATATTAACATTGTAGATTGCTTTTGCCTTCTGTACCTCCATTATACCAATGCTGTTTAGATACTGCTGCAGCTCCATCTGTATTCCTTTTATTTTTTCTAGTTCTACTGTTGTGATATGCTTAACTTTTGGTGTTTCCATTTTTTTTACTTTACTCATAATTGATTTAATTTAATTGTTAATAATTATTATTAGGCATTCTTTGCGCGCTTAGTGAGGTTGTCTGCTTTTTTATTAGCGGTCTGCATGTAATTAGCGGATTCTTTGTTGTGTATTTTTTCTTCCCTTAAATAACCTGGAGAATTCTTACCTCCTGTTGTTGGAAAAAAGTTGCCTGAGTTATCTAACCTACCGTGATTCATCATTTTACCTTTATAAGGCTTAGCGGTATATACCCCACCTTTTTGTGTCACATTGCCAGTTAGCTTTGGGTTTACTGTACCCCTTGCTGCATCTGAATTCATTTTTCTACCTTGGGGAGTAGTTTCCATATTTTCACCTGTATTCTTATCTATTTGGGTTCTTCTTCCTCCCTTATCTAAAGGAACCCCTGATTTAGTATCAGTTTTAGATTTGGCTTTTTTTGTTAATTGCTTTTTAATGCTTAATCCTCTCATTTTTTTTAGTATAATCTAGTTAGTAAATATTCACCCTTCAAGTCTTTTGAATACTTTTGAATGAGTGTGTCTTTGTTTTTTAATGAATATTCTATTGTCACTGAATAGCCGTTAAGCTCATTATATAATTCTGTTGTAAATACGTTATCTTTCTGATTTATTATATCTTCGGTTATAACTCTATGCTCTACAAAACTAGTGTTAAATACCTTCATAACCTTATACTCAGTTGCAATAATAGTAGTTAAGTAAGAAGTATCATCACTTCCCCAAATACCATTAAAGTCTTCTTGGGCTGTTAAAGTTGAAAATGATAGTAAAATTGATAATGTAATAAATAATTTTTTCATAAGATTTGATTTAATTTTATATTGTGTTATTTGTCAACAATTCCACTTTCTTCTAGCCGCTAATCCTCTCTCGGACGACCAACTTGCAGACCTTGCACAAAAAGATTTTCTTCTTTTAGCGTCTTTGCTATCAGGACTCATCTGGGAAGGAGGTGTGGTAACCGCTGTTTTTAGTTTACTGCCCGGATTATCTTTTTTATATTTAGCAACACCTTTGGCTGTCATCCCGCCACCGGCAGCCCCTCCGGTACCCTTACCTTTTTTTACAGGAGCGTAATTCTTTTCAGACTTTTTATGGGATGGAGCATTACTGTTTTTCCTCGGCGCTGCCATAATTATTAGTAAGTTTCATTATAGCGACCTTTTTTAGCACACTGAGTTATGGGGCTATCTTTGTAAGGTGTTGGGTATTTTAGTATTTCCATACCATTCTTACCAGACGAGGAACCTTGCATATGAGGTCTACTTTCTTGGCTTAGTGGACCGTCCCATATGGCATTCCCTCCTACTTCATTACTTAAGCCGTTGCCTCTAATGGGTAAGGTTACTTTTTTTGTATATTCCATGTTTAATTTTTAAAAAGGTTTAATTTTTTCTATTCCATATATTTGGGTCTACAGCTGCACTCCTTGAAAGCGGATCGCCGTAAATGCCCATAGCTGCCGCTTGTGAGGCGGGACTAGTGGCTACATTTGTCCGTATAGGGGGAGGGCTAACATTAGCCATCATTTTAGCAATAGGATCCACAATTGCCCCCTCCGCGTTCAGAGTATTATTTGCCAATGCTGTGGATTTGTTATTCGGTTCTTCCATAATTATCGTGTTTTATCTTTATTTATTTTATCAAAAGCAACAGACATAACTTTAGCTGTATACGTGTCCTTTTTCATTAAGGGGTTGCGACGGACGGACATTGGTATATCTTCTGTTCCTAACATTATCCTATATATTTGTTGAATTAAGCACTTGCATTTAAAACTTATTTTGTATATGCTGTAGCTTTTATCTGATCCGTTATATCCTCGCCACTTTACTATCCAACCTTCTTTAAGCAATCTATTCCATCTCCTATTATCCCAGGAGTATGTTAGACTACCTTCTTCAAAATCTCGTTTCCTAAACTGGTCTAAACAGTCAAAATAAATTAGCAATTCTAAGTCAGCATTTGTTAACCCGTGAGTCTTACAAGCCCACCTGCGTATTATCCTATAATGTTTCAACAGTCCAATCTCTTTTAATTCTTGTCCCGTCAGAGTCCTCATAATATAAATACTACATCTTGAATTTTAATGACATAAAACGCATCTCCATTTATTTCAATTCTATGGCCTGCGTGCCTATCATAATATATAATATCCCCTGGGTTTACGCCTTCGCATTCATTCCCTGTGGATATTACGTCGGCTGATATATATCTTATATCTTCTCTTTGATTCTCAGAAAGAAGTAATCCCCCTTTTGTAGCAGTAACACCTTCTTTTAATTTCTTTATTATTATATTTTTACCTATTGCGTTCATACTATCCTCTTACATTAGATATTACGCAATTAGTTGATATTATAGTGGAAGCAACTGAGGCCGCGTTTTTTAAAGCTGATTTAGTAACTAATACTGGATCTATAATACCCGCTTTAAACATATTTACTTTTTGCCCTGCGTTAACATCTATACCAAACCCTTTTTTGTAATCCCCCTCGTATACAAATCCCGCATTACTCATTATTATTTTACAAGGATATAATAAAGCCTTTAACATAACTTCTTCCGCTGGAGTATTAGCTTTAATGCTTTTAGAAGCATCAACTAAGGCAATACCGCCACCAGCTACAACTCCTTCTTTAATAGCCGCTTTAGTTGCACATATTGCGTCTTCCACTCTATCTTTCTTTTCATTAAGCTCTACGTCTGAATTCCCGCCAACTTTTACAATAGCTAGCTTAGCCGATAGCATTGCTAATCTTTTTTCTAACTTAATTACTTTACCGGGATTTAGTTCAATCCGTAATTGGGTTTTTATAGTTTTAATAATAGACTTAATATCCTCTGATTGCTCTTCATCAACTTGAAAAACCGTATCTTTAAATGTGGATATAGTTTTAATACAAGTACCTAGATAGGAAAGATCAATTAAGTCCAGATCATCCCCGAGGCTTTCGCTTACAACAGTAGCCCCGGTTAGTAAAGCTAAGTCATCAAATATTTCTTTTCGGTTAACACCGTGAGTGGGAGCGGGTATTATATTTACTTTTATAGACCCTTTGTTTTTATTCATAGCCAACGTGGCTGCAACTTTAGCATCAACATCCCCTATTATAAGTAGAGAAAGGTTATTTTTTATTACATGCTCTAGGATTGTTTGTATTTGTCTTACACTGTCCACGGCAGAATCCACTAGTAATATTTTAGGGCTTATTAACTCCGCTGTATTATTTGTAATATTTGTTACAAAATGGTTATTTGTAAATCCTTTTTCATATTGGACTCCCTCCACTACTTCTATACCTGTTTGTCCATCTTTTGATGTTTCCATCATCACAACCCCTGTTAAATCTACCGCTCTATAAGCATCCGCAATTAATTTTCCTAGTATAGGATCGTTATTTGTGGATATTGTAGCCACCTCGTCGATCATATTACCAATTACAGGTTTACTATATTTATCAAGGTAATTAATAGCTTTATCGGTAATTGAATTTATTGCATTACGTACCTCCCGGTTTGTGAATATAAGTGGGGAATCGTTGAACTCTTTTAGTATTGCATAAGCTAATACTGTTGCGGTTGTTGTGCCATCGCCGGCTTCCTGTACAGTTCTTGTAGCTGCCTGCTTTACTAGGGATGCCCCCATATTTTCTACAGGGTCTAATAAAACACTTAGTTCCGCAACCGTAACCCCATCTTTAGTTATAACGGGTATTCCTTGTGCATCCTCAAAAATAACACAATCTCCACCTGCTCCTAAAGTAGATGCTACTGCATTAGTTAGAGTTTCAATACCACTAAATATCTTATCTTTGCCCTTTTTGCCAAAGTTAAATTCTTTTACTATTTGATTCATTTAATTAAATTTTATTATATAATTACGTATAATTTAAAAAAACTACATTTATGTGGCCGTTTTAAACATGTTCCTATGTTAACCTATCATACCATTTAGCCTATCTTCCTTATCTTTAGACCCTTTTGATGAGCCAAAAAAGAACTGGAACACTTGAGTTAACCCGTTACCCACGACTATGCCTAATATAAAGTTTACTACATCCTGGTTTTTATCAGGCACTTCAATAAAAAATAACATTATAACTATTGTTACTGCAAAAGCAAAAGAAGCCATGGCTAAATAGTATATAAATCTTTTTGAAAAAAGATCGGTTTGTTGTAGCGCTACTTTCTGTAAGTCTCTAGCGTCCTTTAAATCAGCATAGTCTAATTCTAGTAGTGTAAAAGCTTCTTTTCTTTGCTCTGGAGTAATATCAGAATCTTTTCTTATTAATTCTTTTAAAGCCCCTAAGTAGTTGCCACTGACGGCTTGCCCAGCTACATTAACAACTTTTTCTAATATATCGGACTTACCTATTTTGCGTAGGAAATCGCCTACCTTGGTATGTCCTGTCATTTCTTTATAGTCTCCCATTTATTTTTTATTATAAACCTTCTTCTTCTTCGGGCATTGGAATTTCAGGCTCGGGCATTGGAATTTCTGTTCCTCCTATTGTCATAGTAACAGAAGATGGGTGCACAAGTTGTTCTATCTGATCCGCAAGATTTGCTTCAATTTGTGTTACTTGTTCTGGTCCCATTGTAGCCTGTGTCCAAGCAACCGCTTGCTCATTTGTTAATTCACTGAATGGTATAAAATCTGTTATATCAGTGGTATCTAAAATTTGTGTTCCAATACTAGAGGTAGCATACCCATCCTCATTTTGAGCGTATACTACCCAATGCACATTATACACTACATCAGGATATTCAGGATATGCTGGATCCAAAGGGTATACATCTACTGTTTTACAATTCCAATTATAAGTTATCATATTTATTTTGTTTTATATTAATTTTCTGTGTATTCTATTATTATTGAAGCCGCAGCGTTTTGCCACGTGCCGTTTGCGTTAAAAGAAACCTGCAATCTATCTCCCTCCGCAAACGTAGCATCACTATCACCTAAAGCAGCAGCTGCATACATATTATAACCAGCTGTAGTTGTTTGCCCCCCGCTTGTATACAAGGTGGTACCGTTTTTTGTTACCCTGAAAGTTGTATTAGTTGCCGTAGGGGCTGTCCCCCCGTTTGTATTTTTTAGTATAATTTTTCTTATTCTACCAGCATAGGCGGCAGTAAAGTTATTATACCACTGGTTTGTTGTTATTTCAATATCCCCGCTAAATGGCATAAAATAATAGGCCAGCGAAGAGTTCGAAGCATGCTGAAAATTAGAGGTTAAAGTATTCCTAATCCAACCCCACGAGACAGAGTTTCCTGAGCCATTAGAAACTAACGCCTGTCCTGCAGTCCCTACACCATTACTCGATCTAATCTCATTTGTAAATCTAGCTTGGCTGTCAAACCTTGCTTCCCCACTAAAATGAGCAAATCCTGTAACGCCTAAACTAGTACTTGCAACAGAGGCTTGCCCAATACCTACATTAGAAGCATACGTTATACCATTAGTATCTGCAGTCCACAACGAGCTCGATGGAATTGTAATCCAATCCGTACCTGTAACTGTAGAACTTAATACTTGGCCACTTGTACCTGCGGAATTATTTGAATCATAGTATGCCCCTGTTATCCTAGCGTTACCTTCTACGTGTAGTTTTTGTGAAGGAGTAGTCGTTCCGATGCCGACGTTGCCACCATTTGGGTTTAGTAATAACTGAAACACAGCATTATCAGTAGCTCTTGACGCTTGAATCCAAGCCCCATAAGTTGGAGTACCATTTAATCCACCAAAATCAATTCCTACCCCGCCGCCACTGTGGTTCCACCCAATCCTACTAATAGCATTAGCTGAATTAATTGTATCATTGGCAGCTCCATCTATATGTAGTTTGTTTGCAGGATTAGTAGTACCAATACCAACGTTGCCTTTAAGTTGCGTTGTAACAATAGAATCATTACCAAGTACCACTGTGTTTGAGCCTATACCAGTTGCATCATATCCAATCACTATTTGATTGGTTTGGTTGTCTGCTAAAGGAGAG